AACCTATCTTCACTGACTTAGAACCAAGCAGAGCTGGTGATAGTGGTGACGGATATATTTGGAAATATCTATTTACAGTAAGTCCAAGTGATATTATCAAGTTTGATTCAACCGAATATATCACAGTTCCTAATGAATGGCAAACTAGTAACGATGCTCAAATAAGATCTGTTAGAGAAGCAGCAGATTCCTCTGTCAATCAAAATCAAATTAAAACAGTATACATTGAAAAAAAGGGGCAAAGTTATGCCAACGGTTTAGGGCAGGAGATGGATATAATTGGTGATGGAACTGGTGGTAAGGTGAGAGTTGATGTTGTTGGTGGATCGATAACAGATGCTGTTGTCACTACTGGTGGAAAAGATTATAGTTATGCTTTAGTTGATTTGGGTCCTATTAATTCAAGCTCAACTGGATTTTCTGCCAATTTAGTTCCTATTATTCCACCATCTAAGGGACATGGTTTTGATGTATATACTGAGTTAGGAACTGATAAAGTACTTGTTTATGCTAGATTTGATGATTCAACTAGAGATTTTCCAGTTGATACCAGTTTCGCCCAAGTGTCAATTGTTAAAAATCCAACTAAGGTTGGGACAAATGATGTTTATCAAGAGAATACTTTCAGTGGTCTAAATTCTATTAAATTCTCCAATATTAGTGGAACACCTAAAGTTGGCGAAAAAATTGAACAGGTTGTTCAGGGTGGTGCTGGAAGAGCTTACGGTTATGTTGCTTCCTATGATTTGGAAACTAAAGTTCTTAAGTATTTCTCTGATAGATCACTTTATTTTAATCAAACAACTCTTGATACGCAAGATTATACGGGTATATCTACAAACGGTAGAGCATATTCATTTGAATCAACTACAAATGTTATAAGTGGTCAAACATCATCTTTCTCAGGAGCAATTGATACAAATTTTGCCGGAATTACTACAAATCCAACAGGAACAAAATTAGTTAATCTGGGTGTTGATTTTACAGGTGGTATGGCAATTCCTGAAATAAATAAAGGTTCAGGGGACGTTATTTACCTTGATAATAGAGCAAGTATTGCTAGAAACCCACGCCAAAAAGAAGACTTAAAAATTATACTGGAATTCTAAAAAATGCCACAGAAGACTAATCTCAATGTAAATCCTTATTATGATGATTTTGATAAGGCTAATAATTTTTACAGGGTTTTATTCAAACCTGGATATCCTGTTCAGGCAAGAGAATTAACTGGTCTCCAGTCAATTTTACAAAACCAGATAGAAAATTATGGAAGCCATGTCTTCAAAGAAGGATCTATGGTTATTCCGGGTGGAATTACTTGTGACGATGCTTTTACAACAGTAAAAGTCAAAGCAGATCATCTAGGTATTGATATTACTGTTTATCTTGATTCTCTCGTTGCTGGAGATGGTGTTAAATTAAAAGGTGAAACTTCTGAGGCTGTAGGTAATATTACTGGATATATTATGCCACCTGATGAAGGTGTAGAAGATATAACTCTCTTCGTCAAATATTCTGATGGTGCTAAAGATGGATCTGTAGGATTCCAAGATGGAGAAGTACTTATAATTCAAGAGAATGTTACATATGGTAATACCACATTGTCATCTGGTGATAGTGTCTTATCACTAGTAACAACAAATTCGACGGCAACTGGTTATGCTGTTGGTGTTTCTCAAGGTGTTTACTTTATTAGGGGATGCTTTGTTGACACTCCAGATACAAGAATTGTTTTAGATCCATATAATAACGAACCATCTTTTAGAGTCGGATTTGATATCGTTGAGGAAGTAATAAATTCTGATCAAGATCCTAATTTAAATGATAATGCTAAAGGTTTTACTAACTATGCTGCTCCTGGTGCAGATAGATTAAAAATCAGTGTTAAATTAGCTAAAAAGCAACTTACCGACACTGATGATACAAACTTCATTGAACTTGTAAGAATTGATGAAGGTGAAATTAAAAAATTACAGGATAAGTCTCAGTATAGTGAAATTAAAAAGTATTTTGCCAAGAGAACATTTGATGAATCTGGCAACTATTCTATTGATAATTTTATTGTAGATACTGCTGAGACTTTAAATGATGAGATGGGTAATGGTGGTCTCTTTAGATCAGATCAAATTACCGATGAAGGAAATATTCCATCCGAAGACTCATTGTCTGTAAAAATATCCGCAGGCACAGCATATGTTAAAGGATTTGATATTGATTTAGTTGGATCAACTATTGTTGATATTGATAAACCAAGAGCAACAAAAACTATTAAAGACTCTGGAATTCCGTTTTCTCCGGGAAGCATGTTGAGAGTCAATAATGTTGCCGGAACTCCATTTATTAATATTGGTGATGCGTCTAGCGCAAACACGACAAATACAAATATTATTAGTCTTTACAAAGAGAGAAGAAATGCTGCTGGAAATTCTAATATATCAGATGCAGCAACCGCTGGTTTAACAACAAAAATCGGTGAAGCAAGAGTTTATTGGTTTGGTCTGACTGATGATACTTATAAGGGGGATAAGACTGAGTGGGATCTCTACTTATATGATATTCAAACATTTACTAGTGTTACATTAACAAACGCATATCCAGCGACTGATGTTCCAGATACCTCCTATGTTAGAGGACTTTCTAGTGGCGCTACAGGATACATCACAAATAGAAATAGTTCCAGCACCAATGCTTTCAATCTGACTCAAACTTCAGGATCTTTCCTCGTTGGAGAGCAAATTATTATCAATGAAAATATTGAACTACAAACAGCAATTATCAGTCAAGAAGAATTTACTGTAGAGGATATCAAAGCGGTTTATCAAGATGCTGATTCTTTGAATTCAAGTTTACAATCCGATTTCATAGCAAACACTGTATTAGAGGAAAAAGTATTACCTAATTTTGGTAAAAGTGATTTACTGAATATATCTGGAAGTACTGCAGCAAGAACTGGTAAAGTTGGTGGTAGATTCTTTAGTGGTGTAACAGGATTCAAACTTGGAAGAACTATTAAATATCAAACTGCCAATAGCACTCAGGGAAATGGAGACCCAGTTTATGCGGATATTAGTGCAATTTCTGCTGATGGAACACAAATTACTTTGACGACACCAACTGCTGCTGTAAATGGTGTTTATAGAAATACTCATACTAACGGAAACTATACGTTCTCCATGATGGTTCCAAAAATCAGAGATGAGGGAACTGAGGGTTTGTATGCGACAATGCCAGTAAATGCTACAGCATCTGTTGATTTATCTTCTTCTAATCTGACAATTACAAAACAGATAACTGGATTGAGTGTATCTTCTTATGAGCTCACACTTAATGTATCTGATGCTTTAGATGCTAATTCTGGAATTACTGATGTATTCTATGAATCATTTGATGCTGAGAGATATTCAATTCACTACTCTAATGGTCAAATCGAAGAATTAACCGGTGATCAATTTACTTTGGGAGCAGATAGCACTTCAGTTACATTTAGTGGTCTCAGTCAATCATCAGCAACTAACGTAACTGTAATTGTTACTCTCAGAAAGAAAGGAATTATCAGTAAAGGTAAAGACCTTATTAGAAGTAATAAGTTAAGCGTTACTGGAACTAAAAAAACAAAAGCACTTAATGGGTTATCAACCACCAAATACTATGGAACTAGAATTGAAGATTATGAGATCTCATTAAACGTTCCAGATGCAGTCAATGTTCGTGCTATTTACGAATCAACTGATGAAAATGCTCCAGTTTTAGATAAATTAAAATTTGCCACTGGATTAGCATTAGATCAAACACTGATTGTCGGTGAAAAACTTCTGGGAATTGATAGTAGAGCGATAGGTCAAGTTGTTGATGTTACTGCCACTGAAGTTTTTTATGTAAGAAGAAATACGAATATTTTTGCTGTTGGTGAAGTTGTTAAATTCTCAGATTCTGCTAAAGAATTGGTTATTCAAGAATATGTAAAAGGAAGTTACTTAGATTTAACTTCTAATTACTTTTTGGATACTGGTAATCGCCATGATATGTGTGATTATTCTAGAATTATTAAGAATCCAAACACTCAAACTCCATCTAAACAATTATTGATTGTTTTTGATAAGTATGAAATTGCTTCTGGAGATAGTGGAGATTTATTTACTGTAAATTCATATTCCGCAGATAGATTTAAGAGTGATATTCCAAAATTACCAAGTGGTTTGAAGGTTTCTGATATCCTTGATTTTAGACCTAGAGTAAAACCATTTACATCAACAACTGCTTCTCCCTTTGCGTTTGATCAAAGACAATATGAGTCAACAACTAATTATGTTGTAACTCCCGGAGAATCATCTTTTGTTGGATATGATTATTATCTACCAAGAGTAGACATATTAACACTCAATAAATTGGGTCAAATTGAAGTTGTTAAAGGTGAGCCAGATGATACTCCTCAGGCACCGGTATTATCTGATGATGCGATGCTTCTCGCAGAAATATCTTATCCACCATATCTCTATGATGCGGGTAGAGATCCACAAATTACTCTAAAGGATAATAGAAGATATACAATGCGTGATATTGGTAAAATTGCCAATAGAGTTGATAATCTGGAAGCCGTAACAAGTTTGACTATGTTGGAGTTGGGTACAAAAACCACCTCTATTACCGATGCTAATGGTTTTGATAGATTTAAAACTGGATTTATTGTTTGTGATTTTAGAGACAAGAGTTTAGCAGATCCAGATCTAACTACAATTGATATTAGTAGAGAAGGTGCAGCAGGAATTGCTCCTGTTGATATATGGACTATGGAGGCAGAACTTGCCTTTGACCCAAGTATCGATACTTCAACTGCAGATTTAAATCAAAATCTCAAATTAGCCGATCCAAATGTTCAAAAGACTGGAGATATCATAACTCTAGCATATAATAGTGTGGATATGGGAATTGGAAACCCACATGCCACCAGTTCTGAGAATGTCAATCCATTTGAAGTTATTTCCTACGTTGGTGCTGTTGTCCTTCATCCATCATCCGATAATTGGACAAGAACAATATATGGTAAAGATAATGTAAGAAAGGAATCCACCGGAGCTGAGTGGAAGTATGAAGCAAAAACTAAAAAAGAGAAGGAAAAGGACAAACCAGTATTTGAAAAATACAGTAAAGGTGGAGGAAGAGGAGAGAAGGGTACGAGAAAAGCATACCAAACAACAACAATCACCAAAACAACTAAATTTAAGCGCGTCCTTGAGAATCCTCGTCGTGAGTTTGATTATGTTGAAGATGTAAAAATTGAAGGCGAAGTTGATCCGCACATGAGATCAAGAAATGTATTTTTTGCCGCTAATGGTTTACGTCCTTTAGCAAGGCATTATCATTTCATTGATAGTCAACAGGTAGATATAGTTCCAAAACTTTGTGAAATCGACATGATTTCTGGTACTTTTGTTCCTAAAGAGGAGGTTGATATTATTAATGCTGCAGGTGAAAAAATTGGTTTCATGAGAATTAAGAGACCTAAGCATAAATTTGGAGATAATAATTTAACAGAAATTTCATCTGGTTTAGGTAGTCCTGTTGGACCTGTAGAACCATATAGTGTTGATCCATATGATAGATCAAGAAATGCTCCAGCGGATAATTATTCACCAACATCAAAATTGATCAATTTCGCTGTTAAAACTCTTGCTACAAAAGAGGAATATTATGGATATGTAGAAGTGGGTGCTAAAGTTATCGGTAAAACTTCTGGAGCAGTTGCTAAAATTACAAGAGCAGAATTAATCTCTGATAATTGGGGTGATATTCTCGCAGCATTCTTCTTTAGAGATCCAAATACAAAACCAAAACCTGCGGTTCGTATTAAATCAGGAACTAAATCTGTTAAGGTTACATCAACTGCTCCAAACACAATTGGCATTCCTGGTGAAACCTCTGAGGCGATAGGAACTTACAGTGGTGATGGCAAAACATTTACTTTGACTAAAGATGTTGTCAAAGTAAGAAATCCTAAAAAGAATTCTATCCCCAAAAAGAAAAGAAAAGTTGAACAAATCTTAAAAACAAGATTTTTTGATGATGAAGGAAATGTTGTTAATACTAAAAAGGAAAAAGTTAAGGCACCACATAG